AGCACAAGTTCTACACTATCGGAACTATACACAGAGATAGTGGCAGAAGCATTGTTCGTAGCAAGTGAAAGATCAATAATGAGACCACTTGTAAGAAACTATGCAGTAACAGGTGGTGGAAAGTCAGTTGAAGTTCCAATTTATGCGGCTGTATCAGCGGCGGCAGTATCGGAAGCATCTGATTTATCTAACACAGCAATCAACCCAACTTCTCAAACAATCACTTGTTCAGAGCATGGGATAATGACAACTCTAACTGATCTAGGAAGAAATGCGGCACCAAGAAATGTTGCGGCAGATATTGGTAGATTATTTGGTGAGGCAATTGCAAAAAAAGTTGACAAAGACTTAACAGCTTTATTCGGTGGTTTTTCAACTACTGTAGGTTCAGCTTCAACAGTTATGTCAGCGGCATTGATATTTCAAGCAGTAGCAAAATTAAGAGCGGCTGGTGTATCAGGTGAAAACCTAAATGCTGTAATCCACCCACAAGTAGCATTTGATCTAAAATCAGGTCTTACAAATACATTTGCAAACCCAAATCCGGGTGTTGGAAATGAAATACTAAGATCATCTTTAGTAGGTCAGATCGCTGGTGTAAATATATTTGAAACTTCAAATATGACAGACTCATCAAGTAATGATCCGGGAACAACAGGAGATTACAAAGGTGCAGTATTTAATCCAGATGCTTTAGGATTAGCAATGATGCAAGACTTAAAAATCGAAACTCAAAGAGATGCGAGTTTAAGAGCAGACGAGATTGTAGCAACAGCAGTATATGGTGTCGGTGAATTAAATGACGCTAATGGTTGTGAGATCGAAGCAGACTCATCAATTCAAGGATAATTTAATACTTTGTGAGGGCGGGAGACTGCCCTCGCAGTTAAAAAGGAGATTAATATGGACATAAAATTAACAAATGGAAAAAAAACCATTATTAGATCAAAAATACAATACGAAGCAAACGTAGCACATTTTAAAATGAGAGGTTATGTTCCTCTTGATGATGTAAAAAAAGAAATTAAAAAAGCGACAGTAAATGACATTTCTGATAAAGTCGTTACATTAAAACCAAAGAGAAAAAAGAATGTTAAAAAAACTAAAAAAAAAGATTAAAAAATTTGTAGATTGGTTTATAGGTAAATGTCATGGCTAATTTTACAGGTGCAAATGTAATAACAACTTCTGATGTTTTAAAGTATCAACCTGATGCTTTTGATTTTGGTATATCTACAACAGCTACAGAAACAACAAATTTTCTAGCACAAACTACAAATGATATTTTAAGACAATTAAGAATAGAGTGGTTTCCAACTTACAAAACAAATGTCTATACAGATATTACAGTTTTAAATACTGTTGAGATGGAAAACACAAAAGTAAATTTAGATCAGTTTGAAAGGGCTGGTGTATATTTATTTTTAGGAAGATTTTATCTACCAGCATTAACAAAGTTCAGACCTGAAACAGATAAAGATAGATTTGAAAGAATGGGTGAATATTATATGTCAGAATATAATAGAGAATTTAGATCAATACTAGAAGATGGTGTTGAATATGATTCTACAGCAGATGGTTCAATCGTATCTAATGAAAGAGAACCTTTACATGGATATAGACGATTGAATAGATAATGGCTGTCAATCTAAATATTAAAACAAATCAAAAACAAGTAGCGGCTAAATTTAAAAAGTTTGGTTCTGTCTTGCCAAGAATAATTGACAAAGGTGTTAAACAAGCTGGTTTTCAATTAGTAGATATAATTAGAACTAAAACTAAAAAAGGTATTGATTTTAATGATAGAAGATTTGCACCATATTCTGAGGGATATTTAAAACAATTACAAAGAGAGGGAAAACCAACAGTAGTTGATTTATTTTATACAGGTAGAATGTTAGGTTCTTTAAATCCATCAATGGTAAAGAAAACAGGAAAACATAAAATATCTTTAGCATTTAGTAGAAAAGATGAGATAGACAAAGCTTTTTTCAACCAAGTAACTACTGACCCACAAAGAAAATTTTTTGGCTTTAATACTAGGACAGAAAAGATTATACAAAGAACATTCAATAAATTTGTAGAAAAAGAATTAAGGAAGTTTAAAATATGAGTAAAAGAGAAAATATTGCATCAAACTTATTATCTGTCATATCAGCTATATCTAGCCCTGATATAATTAAAGCTACAAGACAACCTTTTCAATTAGATGAATTATCAGATAAACAATATCCAGCAGTAATAATACAAACATCTGAAGAAACAAGAGAAGATCAAGAAATAGGTATTGGTGCTAAAACAAGGATAGGTGTTATTGATTTTCTTATATTAGGATTTGTCAAGGGTGCAGAAGTTAATATTGATACAAAAAGAAATGAATTAATTACTGCTATTGAAACTGCCATAGAATCTGATATTACAAGAAGTGGTAATGCACTTGATACAGAAGTTATATCTGTAGAAACTGACGAGGGTACATTGTTTCCAATAGGCGGTATAAGAATGACTATTAGGTGTACTTACGAGTTTCAAGCTGGAACACCATAGGAGATATTATGAACAAAGATAAGATAATTGATAAAATAGAAAAGAAAATAGATAGTGTAGAAAAACTGCATGATAAAGAATCTTTAATGTGTGAAGAAATCAAAGATTTACTTGCTGAACTTAGAGATGAAGAAGATGAGTCATTTGAAGATGAAGAAGAATTTGAAGATGATGAAGAAGAAGAAATTGACGAAGAAGAAGAAAACTAATATAACAATTTAATTATAGGAGAAAAAAATGGCAGTACATCATGGTAAAGAGGGTGAAGTAGTAGTTGGCGGCTCAGCAGTTGGCGAACTTGTTTCATTCACTTTAGAAACAACAGGAGATGTTGTTGAAAGCACAAAAATGGCTGATTCAGCAAAAACTTTTATTGCTGGTAGAACATCATTCTCAGGTACTTTAGAAATGCACTTTGACGAAGCGGATAGTGTCCAAACATCATTAGTCGCTGGTGCAAGTATAACTTTTAAATTACTACCTGAGGGAAGTTCATCTGGTGATAGAAAATTTGAGGGTGCAAGTGTTATTACAGGAATGTCAGTATCACAACCTTTAGATGGAGTAGTTGCAAGATCAGTTACTTTTCAAGGAACAGGTGCTTTAACAATCGGAACTGAATAATAATTTATGTCAATAATTGATAGAGTCAAAACTCATTTTGAGACTCTGCAAACGATTACGATTGAAGTTCCTGAATGGAAAGACGATCAAGGTAATCCATCTTTATTTTATTCTGAACCTTTAACACTTGAAGAAAAAAATATAATTTTTAAGAAATCTAATAATTTTGCTGATTTAACAGTATTAGTTGATTTGTTAATTATGAAACTTCAAATAAAAGATGAAAAAGGTAATCTTAAAAAAGCTTTTAAATTAGAAGATAAAATAGAATTAAGAAGAAAAGCTGATTCAAATGTTATTGCTAATATAGCCAATAAAATACTTGCAGACGCATCATACGAGTACGCAGAAAAAAAGTAAATAGCGACCCTGATATAAAGTCTATGTTAGTGGTTGCTGATAGACTTAAACTACCAATACAAAAAGTTCTTGAAATGCCTATTTATCATTTTAATTTATGGATAGCTTACTTGAAAAAAGAACAAGATGAGTATAAAACTCAAAAGAACTTAGCACAAGCAAATAAATATAGATAATGGCACAAAGATTAAACATAGATATAGTAGCACGAGATAAAACAAAAAAAGCACTTGATAATGTTCAAGGTGCTTTGTCAAAAGTCAAAGGTGCTGTTTTTAATTTAAGAAATGCTTTTATTGGTCTTGGTGCTGGAGTTGTCATTCGAGGAATAGTCAAAGCTGGAATGCAAATTGAAGAATTGGGAGTACAATTAGAAGCATTATTTGGAAGTGCAAGAAAAGGTAAAGCCGCACTAGATACAGTTACTAAATTTGCAAAAACAACTCCTTTTGAATTATCTAATATACAACAAGGTGTAACTGCTTTAGCAACAGTTTCAGAAAAAGCCGAATCTCTTGGTATTACATTTGAAGAACTTTTAAAAATAACAGGTAACACAGCAGTTCAATTAGGTGGCGATTTTGCTTTAGCATCACAGCAAATACAAAGATCGTTTAGTGCTGGTATAGGTTCAGCAGATTTATTTAGAGATAGGGCTGTTACTGCTATGGCTGGGTTTTCTGCTGGAGTAAAAGTTAGTGTTGATGAATCAATAAAAGGATTAGCAAAAGCATTTGGAACAGGTGGTAAGTTTGGAGAACTTACAAATAAATTAGCAAACACTTTATCAGGTACTATATCAAACTTAAAAGATGCTTTTTTTACAATACAAACAGAAATAGCGGCAGGATTTTTTGATGAACTTAAATCACAATTAGGAGATTTAAAAAAATTTACAGAAACTAATGATGAAGCAATAAGAAGATTAAGCAAACAGATGGGAGAAAATTTAGCAGTAGCCATCTTAAAATTATCAAATGCTCTTAAAATTCTAACACAAAATTTTAGAGATTTTCAATCTGTAATAGGATTATTAGCAATTACATTTGGTGGATTCTTAACAAAAATAGCTGGGGTTGGTTTAATAATAAATGATATTAATAGAAGATTTAAAGAATTAGCTGGAGTATCAAAAGAAGTTAAAGAAGAAGTACAAAGTTTATCAGATATATTATCAGGTGCAGATGCTAATGAGGGTTTTGTCGAACCATTAGAATCTAGTTTGCAAATTATAAGGGATTTCGAACATGAACTATCTGTAAGAGTCCCATCAGCAACAGAAAAAGCTATGAATAAATTTAAAGAAATGAACGATAATGTTTTAAAAGGATTTGAAGATAAAGTTAATAACATCAGAATGATTATTGCTGAAAGTATAAACAATGGCATAACAACTATGTCACAAGGAATCGCAAGATCAATAGTATTGGGAGAAAAATTATCTGATACTTTTAAAAACATGGCAGAAAAATTTTTAATAAATATTGTAGCGGCTCTTGTTGAAATAGTTGCTCGTAAAATAGCAGAGTTAGCAATAGAAAAATTGATTACAAGAGAAAAAGAAAAACAAGCGGCTTTAAGTGGTGGTGGTTCATTATTTAGTATGGCAAGATCATTTTTAGGTTTTGCTAAAGGTGGTGCAGTTTCAAAAGGAAAACCAATAATTGTAGGAGAACAAGGTGCTGAAATGTTTATACCTAATTCTACAGGGCAGATTACACAAGCCGCAAGGGGAACAGGTGGTAGTGCTGTTAATGTTAATTTTACAATTAACACAATAGATTCAAGAGGGTTTGACCAAGCATTAGTAGAAAACAGAGGTACTATTACATCAATAATAAATAATGCTTTAGCAGAAAAAGGTAGAGGAGAATTAATTTAATGTCAGGTGCATTTCCAATATCTAGTGCCGCTTTTGAAACAATGGGTATTCAATCAAAACAGAATACAATAATTTCAAAATCATTATCAGGTAAAAAACTTTCAAGACAAATAGATAATCAAAGATTTGGTTTTACTGCTAGAATTATTGTAGGAAAAAGATCAGATATTTATGGTGAACTTATGGCTTTTATAATTAAACAAAGATCAGCAAAAGAAAACTTTACAATAATCCCACCTGAAGTCGAAGATGCAAGAGGTGTAGAAACAGGCACACTAGCTGTTAATGGTTCACATACTGCTGGAGATACAACGATTGCTATAGATGGATTTGCGGCAGATACAGCAAACAGATTAAGAACAGGTGATTTTATAAAATTTAATGGACACACAAAAATTTATATGGTTGTAGCAGATGTAACAAGTTCATCAGGTGCGGCTACAGTTACAATAGAACCACCTTTAGTTTCAGCTTTAGCAAATGACGAAACTGTAAGTTATGACAATATACCTTTTACAGTACACTTAACAAATGACATACAAGAGTTTGGTGTTGTAGGTGCAGACAAAGATGGAAACCTTTTATATCAATTTGAGTTTGATGTAGAAGAATCCATATAATGAAAAAGTATAAAATTACTCATTTAATTAGTGCAGAGTTTGAAGCTACAGTAATTGTCAATGAAGATGAAATAGATACTAATTTAAACGATTTAAAAGCTTATAAAAAACCTGATAGTAAATTTAATTTTACCATGATAAAAGGAACTGAAAGCATAACAAGAAGTTATTACGAGGATTATGGCGAGAACATTAACAACAGCAGTAAAAAACGAATTAGCGGCAAATGAGATTAGACCTGTTCATCTCATTACAATTGGTTTTGGAACACCTGTAAATATAACAGATTGTGGGTTTAGTCTTACATCTTCTATATCAGGTTCAAGTGTAACTTACTCTCCATCATCTTTTTTATTATCAATACCATCATTCACAGAAGAAACAGATGTAACTAAAACAACTTTAAATTTAACATTATCTGGTGCAGATCAGACATTTATATCTACTTGTTTGAATGAGAATGTTGTTAATGATGATGTAGATATATTTAGAGGATTATTAGATAGCAGTAATGCTCTAATTGCAGACCCATTACTATTATATTCAGGCAATATAGATACTTTTCAAATTGACGAATCAGAAACAGAGTCTAGTGTAATATTGACAATAGTATCTCATTGGGCTGATTTTGAAAAGAAATCAGGCAGACAAACTAATAATAATTCACAACAAAGATTTTTTAATACAGATGTTGGTATGGATTTTGCAAGTCAAACTGTATTAGATATTAAATGGGGTAGATCATAATGGATATTAATAAAATTATAAATCTATATTACAAGTTTCCAAGATACAAAGATAATACATATAGCGAATTATTTTATCATATATTCCCATCAATAAAATTAAATCAATATAAATTATTTGAAGATAAAGATGGTGTGTATGGATTTTGTAATTGGTCTTTTCTTAATCAAGATAAACACAATTATTTTATAAAAACAGGAATAGTTGATGATTGGAATTGTGGTAATCTTATGACCCATATTGATTTTGTTGCTACAAAAAATATAAACAAAATTATGAATTGGTTGAAAGATAATTGTGCAAAATTTTTAGGACTTAATAAAACAATTTATTGGGTAAGATTAAGTGATGATAATAAAGTTAGAAAAATTATGAAACAAACAACAAAGGATAGTTGGCTATGGGTGGTGTAGTAAGAGCAGTAAGAAAAGCTGTTTCTGTTGTTAGAGCAGTTAATTTTCTTGGTAAAATAAATCCTTTTGTAGCATTAGGTGTATTTGCTGTTGGCTGGTTATTTGTAAGATCAAGAAAACCTGATGTTCCTGATTTTGGAACTAATGATTTTGAAGAAACTGAAAGAGGAATATTAATAAATAAACAATCAAACAACGCATCAATTCCTGTAGTCTATGGGGAGAGATTAGTTGGTGGAACAAGAGTATTTATAGAAACTTCAGGAACAGATAATGAATTTTTATACATTGCTTTAGTATTATCAGAGGGTGAAATAAACTCAATTGAAGAAATAAGAGTTGATGACAAAGTTGTTACATTCTCAGGTGCATTGACAGATAACACACAAAGAACAGTAGCGAGTTCAGATTCTAATTTTTATAAAGACAGTGTTAGTTATATAACAGTAGAACCACATTTAGGAACTGATGGACAGAGTGCATCAAGTTTATTATCTACATTATCTTCATGGGGTAGTAATCATAAATTATCAGGTATTGCATATCTAGCATTAAAATTTAAATGGAATCAAGATGTCTTTGGTGGAATACCAAATGTTCAAGCAAAAATAAAAGGTAAAAAAGTTGTAACACTTGATGCAAGTTTAAATGAATCATCTGAAACATTTTCTACAAATCCAGCATTTTGTTTATTAGATTATTTAAGAAACGAAAGATATGGTAAAGGTATTGCTACAGCTAATATAGATTTACAAAGTTTTAGAGATGCTTCACAAGTTTGTGTTACACAAGTTACACCATTTTCAGGTGGTAGTGATATAAATATATTTGATACAAATGCTGTGCTAGATACATCAAAAAAAGTAATTGATAATGTAAGAGATATATTAAGAGGTTGCAGAGGTTATCTACCTTATGTTCAAGGTAAATATAAATTAGTAATAGAAACAACAGGTACAGCTTCTATATCTTTGACAGAAGATGATATTATAGGTGGATATAGTTTAGCATCACCAACAAAAAATTCCAAATACAATAGAGTGATTGCAACATTTGTAAATCCTGATCGTAACTTCCAAGCAGACCAAGTTACATTTCCACCAACAGATGATAGTGCTTTGGCTACAGCAGATAAACACGCAACCATGAAAACAGCAGATGGGGGTTTTTTACTAGAGGGTAAGTTTGATTTTAAAACTATTACATCACCTTATCAAGCTGAAGAAATGGCTGAGATAGTTCTTAGACGAAGTAGAGAATCTTTAGGTCTTAGTATTGTTGCTGGATTTAATGCTTATCAATTACACATAGGAGATATTGTAAATATAACATTATCTAGTTTAGGTTTTTCTACAAAAGCTTTTAGAGTTATACAAATGACTTTTAATGAAGATTATACAATCACTTTACAATTAGTTGAACATCAAGATAGTCATTATACTTTCGCATCAAAAACACAAGTTGCATCTACACCATCAACTACTTTACCAAATCCATTTGTAGTTCAACCACCAGCATCAGTAACTTTAACAGATACATTAGTTGAATATAATGATGGTACAGTTATTGTTGCTTTAGATGTAGCAATAGGTGTATCACCTGACAGCTTTGTTGATTTCTACCAAGTAGAATACAAACTAAGCACAGACACAGATTTTATTATAGGTTCAAGAGGTTCATCATTAACACATAGAATATTAAATGTTATCGACCAAAGAATATATGATGTAAGAGTAAAAGCTGTAAATACACAAGGAGTTAGTTCTACATTTGTTACAGCACAAAGAACAATAGTCGGTGCTATTGCACCACCATCAGATGTTGAAAACTTTACTTGTAATGTATCAGGACAAGATGCTCATTTAAGTTATGATGCAATATCAGATTTAGATTTAGCATTTTATCAGATAAGATTTTCTGAAAAAACTGATGGTACTGCTGAATGGTTAAACTCTGTAAATCTTGTAACAAAAGTATCAAGACCAGCAACATCAATTACTGTTCCAGCAAGAGTTGGAACTTATTTAATAAAAGCTGTAGATAAATTAGGTAACTTTAGTTCTAACGCAACAGCAGTAATATCTAATGTTGTTGGTGTGGAAAACTTTAATAATATAACAACTGTAAATGAACACCCAACATTTGCTGGTACTAAAACAAATGTATCACTATCAGATGATGCTATAATATTAAATTCAAGTGAGTTGTTTGATGCGGCTTCAGGATTATTTGATGCTAATACTACTAGATTTTTTGACTCTGGTGTTGCTAATGCAGACTTTTTAGCATCAGGTAATTATGAGTTTGAAAATGTTATTGATATTGGTGCAAAACACACAGCTAGAATCACAGCATCTTTAACACAATCTGCAAGAAACCCTGATGATTTATTTGATAATAGATCAGGAAACTTTGATTCTGGTAAATCTAATTTTGATGGAGATACACCAGCTAATTGTGATGCTCATTTAGAAATTGCAACCTCAGACGATAATTCTACATTTACATCTTTTCAAACTTTTGTTATAGGAAATTACACAGCTAGATATTACAAATTTAGACTTGTTTTAACATCAAGTGATTTAGCTTCAACTGCTGTTGTATCTGCTGTAACTGTGAGTATAGATATGCAAGATAGAATATTTAGTGGCAACGATATTACTTCAGGAACTTCTACAAAAACTGTTACATTTACAACACCATTTAAAACTACATCTTATGCAGTTGGTATCACAGGAGAGAATATGGCAACAGGAGATTTCTTTACAGTTTCTAACAAAACTGTTAATGGTTTTGATGTTTTATTTAAAAATTCAAGTGGCACAAATATATCAAGAGATTTTGATTTTATTGCAAAGGGCTTTTAAAAGGAGTATAAGAAAATATGGCTCAACATGACATGAATATTGCTAACCA